TTTATTGGTATTGTATAAACACCTAGTTTCAGGTTAAAATGAATTAAATTTTACTTGACAGGTGATTATGGAAACTGAATATATTGATAATGAATTTGACAACTTAGATATGCCTTGTGAATTCAAGGAAATAGATCAAGATGATGATGGCTCGTTTGAGGGTTACGCATCAGTATTTAATAACAAAGATTTAGGTAATGATGTTATTAGAAGAGGAGCATTTTTAGATTCGATAGCAGAGAGATCACCTAAAGGAATTAAACTACTCTACCAACACAAATCAGATGAACCTATTGGAGTTATTGACTCGTTAGAAGAAGATAGCAAAGGATTGAAGATAAAAGGTAGACTAGCAATGGGTACTCAGAAAGGCAAGGAAGTCTTTGAACTCATGAAGATGGGTGCATTAGATTCTATGTCAATAGGCTACAGGTTGAAACCTGATGGCTATAAATATGACCCTAAAGATAAAAGAAGAATTATTAAGTCAGTCGACTTAATGGAAATATCATTGGTAACATTTCCAATGAATCCAAAGGCTAAAGTGACTAAGGTCAAACTAGCTGAAATGAATCCAACAGAAATAGAGAAATACCTGCGAGATGTAGGTGGAATGTCTGTTTCTCTTGCGAAAGAAAGTGCGCCAATATTATACAAGTCTTTTAATAGACAACTGCGAGATGTAGTGGATAGCGTTGAGCATTTAATTAATATAATTAAAACATAAAGAGGTATTTATGTCTGAAGAAATAAAAGATGTAATTAATGCTCTAGGTAAATCTTTTGAAGAATTTAAAAGTGAAAACCAAAAGAACATTAATGAGATCAAAAAAAATGGCGTTGCAGACCCATTACTTCAAGAAAAAGTGGACAAGTTAGCTGATGATGTTGCTGGTGCAGTTGAGCAAAAGCAAGATATTGAGTTACAAAAGAAAGCACTTGAAGAGGCTACTGCAAAGCTAGAAAAATTAGAAACTACTTTAGCAAGACCTGAATTAGGTAAATCTGCTAAAGAAGTTGATGTTCAAATGAAAGCGTTTGGCGAGTATTTAAGAACTGGCAACAAACCTGAGTTAGAACAAAAAGCATTGTATGAATCTGATGATACTCTTGGTGGCTACTATGCTCCTACTGAGTATGTTAATGAGCTTATTAAGACTGTTACAGAATTCTCTCCAATGCGTTCAATCGTTAAAGTTAGAAGTACAGATAAAAGAGGCATTGAAGTTCCTAAAAGAACTGGTCAATTCTCTGCATCTTGGGTTGCTGAGACTGCAACTAGAAGTGAGACAACTGGTTACACAACTGGTTTAATGTCAATTGATGCTCATGAAGTCTATGCTTTGGTTGATATTTCTCAAGCAATGCTAGAAGATTCTGCATTTAACATGGAAAGTGAGATGGCTACTGAGTTTGCTGAACAATTTGCAGTTGCAGAGGGAACAGCAGTAGTATCAGGTGATGGTATTGGTAAACCTTATGGAATTACTGATAGCTCACAAGGTGTTGGCACAACTAACACTGGTAATGGTACTGCACTTACAGCAGATGGTCTTTATGACTTGATCTATGCACTCAAATCAGACTATTTGAAAAACTCTAGGTTTGTCATGAACAGAGGCACTTTTGCTAAAGTTCTACAACTAGAAGATACTGCTGGACAAAAAGTTTTCCATGTTGGATTAAACTTAGTTTCAGGAGCGCCATCTACAATAGCTGGGTATACTTATGTATTAGCAAAAGATATGCCTAATGTTGGAGCTGGTACTAAACCTATCGCTTTTGGAGATTTCTCTAGAGCATACACATTAGTGGATAGAGTTAGCATGTCAATCATGCGTGACCCTTATTCTCAGGCTAATGTTGGCAACACTAGATATCTAGCTCGTAGAAGAGTTGGTGGTGCTGTGGTAAACGCTGAGGCAATTAGACTACAAAATGTTAGTGCATAGGAGATAATATGAGAGATATTTCAAATAATACTAAAGCAGTGACTTGTCAAGATGCTAAGGTTTTTACAGCAGATGCTAATGGAACTACAGTAGACAGACAAGGTTTTGAATCTGTTATGTTTGTTGTTAATAGTGGTATCGAGGGAGATACATTATCAGGTAGTGTCAAGTTTGATTTCATTCTTGAAGAATCTGATGATGATTCTACTTTTACTGCTGTTACTTCAAGCACAAGTGTCACTGAGGGCAGTGTTGATTCTTCAGGTATATTCCTAACTTTAGATGCTAATGGAGAAACTCCACAAACATCTGCAATAGGATATATCGGTGGTTCAAGATATGTCAGAGTGAAAATTGATGCTACAGGTACTCATACTAATGGAACGCCAATAAGCGTTCAAGGTATACTTGGTAATCCTGTTGACTCAACAGATGCTTAATATAGCAACTTAGGTTGCATTGGTGAGAGGCTAGGTTTTACCCTCATATGGTAGCTCGTTTCCCTAGCCTCTCACTTAGAGAGGTGTAAATGTGTAGTAACATACCATATACAAAAACAGAGATGGATTTTATCAAGGCAATAATAGCCATTGATAGAAACGCTTTATTCAAAGTAAAAGGTAAACTTGAAACGAGAGATGACTACCTGTATGGTGGAATAGAATGGGATAGAGATTATACGCCTATTCCTTATGAACAAGTCTTAGAAAAGATTAACGAATTGATGAAAGAGGATATAGATGAAAATTAAAATAACTCAAAATGTTATTGGAAGTGCAAATGTACATGGTAACGCAACTAGAGAATATAAGATTGATGAAATTATTGATTGTAAAGAAGAATGGCAGAAAGTTATAGCTCAAACATTTCTTGATAACAATTTAGCTATTGAAGTAAAAGTTTCTGAACCTGAGTCTAAAAAAGTAGTTGTAAAAGAAAAGAAAGCACCTAAAGTAACCAAAAAGAAAACTTCTAAGAAGAAATAAATTATGGCTCGTTCCATTGGCTCTAATTTTCTTTCACAGTTAAATAGCTCACAGTTAAGAACATTTTATGCAGTAAAAATGAGATTCACTAGTGGAGATTTACTGTTGTCCACTACTTATTCTAATATTGTAATAGATAGTGAAACTTATATTGGCTCAGGTAATATTTTAAACATATCGCAAATATCTGAAACTTCAGACACTAAAGCATCAGGAATACAAATAAATTTAACTGGTTTAGATTCATCAATTTTATCTGCTGGATTAAATGATAACGTAGCAGGTATGATTGTTGAATTATATTTTGGAGTTTTAACCACTACAGCAAATGCAGACGCAGTTGTTGATACTCCATACAAGATATTTGAGGGATTTATTGACACAATGGTTTTAGATGAGCAAGGCATGTCGTCTTCTTTAAAATTTACAGTTGAAAATAAAATGATAATTTTAGAGAAACCAAGTGATAGAAGATATACTGATGAAGACCAAAAGGAATTATTCCCAAATGATAGAGGTTTAGAGTTTGTTGCATCTTTGCAAAATAAATCAATAGCATGGGGTGGTGGGAGCAAATGATTGATATAGCTATACCTAATAATATTTCTCCTGAAGTATTAGATATTGTAAGTTTTTACAAAACATTCGATAAATATAAACTAAACACAGATCAACAATTACAATCTCATGTTGAGCCAAGTATTAAATTAGGTCAATATAAAGTTCATAAAAAAAATAATAAAATAGTGGCATTTACTTCTTGGGCGTTTTTATCAGAAAAAGCTGAATCACATTATAAAATAACTGGTCAAATGTTAAATCATTTTTGGAAGTCAGGTAATAGATGTTGGATTGTTGATAGTATATGTCAAGATCAAAATTTTAATGATGTTTATAATTGGGGTAAAAATTATTTTGCAAAAGAATTAGGTTTAAATAAACCGATTTCTTTTTTAAGAGTTACTGATTTAAAAGTTTCAGAAAAAAAAACTAAATATACTAAAAAGGAATGGTTGATAAATGGGTAGTACAGTAAATAGTATTGTAGGTGCTGTAGCTGTAGCAGTCATGGTGGCTAGTGGTGCTGGTGCATTTATTGGAATGGCTAGTATTGCTATGGGTGGTAGTTTAGCTGGAATTGGAGCTGTTGCGTACAATGTAGCAATAATGGTTGGAACAAGTTATGTTGCCAGTGCGCTAACAATAAAACCTAGATCAAGAAATTCATCTTTAAATCAACAAAGCTATGCTATTGAATCTCAAAATAGGGCTTTAATGGTTAAACAACCAATTATTTCTCGTGATATGGTTTATGGAAGTTCTAAGAAATCAGGTGGTATTTTATTTATGGAAACCACTAATAATGATAAAAGACTTCATTTAGTTATTGGATTATGTAGTCATGAAATAGAATCAATAGATAAAATTTACTTTAATGATGAAGAACTTACTTTGACATCTATTAACACAGATTCAAATGGTATTACTAGATTTAGACCAACTGCGCCTGAAAAATATAATAAGGAATCTAATTTTAGAGGATTACCATTAGACATATTTTACACAAGACAAGCTGTAGAAATAAAATTACATTTAGGTAGTGACGATCAATTAGCTGATGCAGATTTAGTAGAACAGGTAAGTGGGTGGACTACTGAGCATAGGTTAAGAGGTATATCATATCTCTATGTTCAGATGGATTATGACACAGATATGTTTCCACAAGGCATACCAAATATAAGTGCAGAAATAAAAGGTAAAAAAGTTTTAGATTTTAGAGATGACTCTACTGCATTTTCATCAAATCCAGCATTAGTTATTTATGATTATCTAACTGATAAAAATATAGGCATGGGAATTAGTACAAGCAGTATTGATACTGCTAGTTTTACCACAATGGCTAATCTATGTGATACTAATGTAAATTTATCAGCAGGTGGTACAGAAAAAAAATATACTGCTAATGGTGTTATATATTCTGATATTGCACCTATGGAACTGTTAGATGATTTACTTACTTCATGTCTAGGTACACTAGCATACTCTAATGGAAAATTTACTTTAACAGGTGGTCAATATGTTGCTCCATCAATAACTTTAACTGAAGATGATTTTGTTAGTGGTATTAATTTAGTTACCAAAAAATCTAGGAAAGATATGTTTAATACAGTAAAAGGATTATTCACCTCAAGTGAAACTGACTGGGTGGCAACAGATTATCCTATGGTCACATCTTCCACTTTTGTTGATGCTGATGGAGAAAGTATATATGCTGATATTGATTTACCATTTACCACATCTAGTGCAACTGCTCAAAGGATTGCAAAAATAGTTTTGTTAAAAAACAGACAACAACAAACTATTTCAGGTAAAATTAAAGGCACAGGTTTCAAACTACAAGTTGGAGATACTGTATCAGTCACTAATACAAGATTTGGTTTTTCATCTAAAGTTTTTGAGGTAGCTGAATGGTCTTTTAATTCAAATGCAGATGATTTCTCTATAGCAGTAGTATTAAAAGAAACTTCATCTTCAATTTATGACTGGAACGCAGAAGAATCTGCTCTATCATTAGATAACACAACTTTGCCAACTCCAACAGATGTATCTCCACCTAGTATAACAGCAGTAGATGAATTAAGAGCCTATGCAGAAACACCTCTAGCTGTATTAATAGTTACTTGTGCTAGTAATCAGGGAACAACCAACGAATTTGAAGTTGAGGTACAAAACACAAATATTGCTGGAAGTGAATATATAACTTTAGGTAAATCTAAAGGTAATATATTTGAACTAGTAAATGCACAAGATGGTGCTGTTTACAATATTAGAGCAAGATCAGTAAACGCTTTTAATGTTTATTCTTCATATACAACTATTCAACATACTGTAATTGGTAAAACTGCTCCACCATCAGATGTATCTAATTTCTCAGTTAACATTA